AGCGAAACGGTTATTACGGTTCCTATCGGTGATTTTACTTTTTAGTTTAGGGGGGTGTTCTACATACGAACGCAGAGATTTTTCAACCTCTACAACTTTGCCGATGGTGAGCAAGTTAGAAAAAATTAGACCTCCTGAGAGAAAGGTTGAGGTAGCTATCTATGCGTTTAATGATCAAACAGGTCAACGAAAGCCTGCTGACAATCTTGCTTCCCTAAGTACAGCAATAACACAGGGAGCAGGAACATGGTTAGTACAAGCACTTAAAAATGCTGGGAAGGGGGAATGGTTTACCGTTGTTGAAAGAATGCAACTTGATTACTTATTAAAAGAACGACAAATAATAAGGAATACAAGGACAACTTATGAGGGGGATAAGGCGGATGCCGTCCCTCCTATGTTATTCGCTGGCGTTTTAGCAGCTGGTGGAGTTGTTGGTTATGATACTAATACTGAAACTGGTGGTATTGGTGCGAGATATTTGGGTATAGGTATTCAAGATGAATATCGTAGAGACATGGTATCTGTCAGTCTACGAATAATATCTGTACAAACTGGTGAAGTATTAATTGCGGTCAGTTCGCAAAAAACTATATTAAGTACAAAAATTGGAATGAATGTATTTAAATTTATAGACATGGGTACTAGATTAATAGAAGTCGAAGGTGGCTCTGCTAAGAATGAATCGACAACTTATGCTGTTCGAAAAGCAATTGAACAAGCGGTTGTTTTAGTAATTGAAGAAGGTATAGATAAAAAACTTTGGGCATATAAAAAAGGGAGATAGTTAAATGAAAATTAGCATACTTACAATTCTCGCGTATTTTGTTATGATGAGTGTGGGCTATGCGAGCGATGTATACATTACACAGTCAGGCGCAAGTCTTACTGCAAACATCAATCAAGATGGACAGACTAATAAGTTCGGTGTTACTGGAACGGTTGTTACTCTAACAGGTGATAACCAGACGTTAGACATTGATCAAGTTGGTAATACAAATACCATTGCTGCATCTGTTGTAGGTGCAACGCAGACGTTGACACTTAATCAAACAGGTACAGGTAATACATCTACTGTATCAGTTGGTGCTAACTCTGCATCTGCTGACAATAGTATCATTCAAACGCTTACAGGTAGTACAAATACGACTACTGTGAACGTGGGTAATGCTGCAGCATCTGGTGATGCTGATATTGATTTGGTTGCAACTGGTAACAGCAATACTGTAACCATTAATGAAAACAGTACTGCGACAATGATTGGTTCAGATAAGAAGGTGACAAGCATCACAGCAATTGGTGCTAGCAATACTATTACATCAACACATACTGGTGCAGCTGACCAAGATACAACTTTGCATCATACTGGTTCATCCAGTACGTTTGCAATTACTCAAGGGGGTGCGTATGATGGTACTGTTCAGATGACAACTGTGGGATCAGGACATAATGTTATTGTTACTATGGACGATTAGTTTTGCACTTTTGATGCCGATTAGCAATATTGCTTTATCGGACACCATTGGTAGTGTGGTAAAACAAAAGGGAAACGCCTCTGTAGAAAGGGCGAAGGATAAACTTGTCCTAAAGAAAAACTCTAGTATTGAGTTTAAGGATAATGTCCGTACAGGAAATGGTGATATTGGAATAAAGTTTATTGATGACACAAATGTGGCAATAAGCCCACATAGTTCATTGGTGATAGATGACTTTGTTTATGACCCAAATAATAAGGGTGGGTCTAAGCTTGTAATGAATGTTGCATTAGGAACAGTTAGGTATGCAAGTGGTAACATTGCAAAACTAAATGCTCAAAATGTTGATATCCGTACTCCAACTGCACGAATAGGTGTTCTTGGAACTGCGTTCAGCATGACCGTTGATGAAGTCGGAAAATCTTTGATTATTCTACTTCCCAATGCAGACGGCACAGTAGGTAAAATTTCAGTAGAAAGTGATGTTGGCCAAGTTATGCTCAACCAAGCATTTCAATCCACACTGGTTGTAAACGGAGAATCTAATCCGTCAAAACCAATCATACTTGATTTGTCTTTAGACCAAATTAATAACTTACTAATAATTAAACCGCCAAAAGAAAAACTTATTGCATTAACCAAATCTTCTACAAATGTAATAAATTTATTAGACATTGATTATCTTGAATTTAGAGAACTAGAAAAGAATCAACTTGACGAAGAAGCATTAGCATTCACAGAATTAGATATTAATCCTTTAGATGTAGATTTGTTAATGAATGTACTAGACCAACTGATTGCACTGACTGCAAGTGCAGAAATGGTAGACGGCCGAACAAGTGGTTTCAATAAAAAAACACAGATCAATACTCTTCGTGATGGTTCTCGTCTTGAAATAGTTCGTCATGTTGGAGCAAGTAATATTCATTTAAGATTAAATGCAGATTGGGGTTATCAAATAGCGTTAACACAGGGGGGAATTCCTATACCAGAATTCACAACAGATGATCAAATTACTAATAATATTGTTATTTCACAGTCTGAGTAGTATTGCATACGCTGGCAACAGTGTATTCATAGAACAAATTACTACCAGTGATGATACCACGATAACTGTCAATCAAGACGGCAACAACAATGCTGTCAACTTAACTATGGCTCACGATGACAATACACTTGATATTGACCAAAAGGGAAACAACAACACAGTCAGTTGGGTTTCCTATTGGGGCTCAGGTCGAAATTGGGGTGGTGACTTGGACGGAGTAAATAACAATATAAAAATTGAACAGAACAATACCAATGGTTCTGATTCAAACAGAGTTGGATTTCATGTACAAAGTAATAATAATAATGTTCATGTCTGTCAGGGTGCAACCTTTACTAGTAGCTCTGATACAACTTGTTCTGGAACTACATCAGAGTATGGTGGTCACACAATCAATCTAGACTTGCACTCTGGAGGAAATAATATTAAGATAGGACAGCAAACAGGCTCAGGTAATGCAGACCACTCTGTCAAACTATACACATACGGTGGTGAGAATAATAGCATGTTTGTTAAACAAAACGGTAATGGAAATAAGACCCTAAATATGACGGTAAGGACTGATGGTGGTTCACAATCTGTTGTTCAAAAAGACAGTGGAACACATACTGCTACTGTAGATTTAGGTGGAACATATCATACAAATTTAAATTTGGTTCAACAGGGTAGCACAAACCAATCGTATTCTCTTACACAGAACTGCCAAACTTCTGGTGGTTGTGGAGTATCATTAACACAAGGAAATTGAAGTGAAAAAATGGATTGTCTCTATTCTAGTTATTATAATGTTTTGCGTTATACGTTTTGTAGATCCGTGGTTTTTAGATATGGTGCGAATGAAAGCACTAGACCAACACCAAAGAACGCAACAAGAAGTAATCACAGATAAAATTATAACTGTAGAAATAGATAATGATTCCATAAGAGAACGTGGTCAATGGCCGTGGCCTAGAAATGAATTAGCAAAAGACATAGAAGAATTGTATCGTATGGGAGCTGCAATTGTTGTAGTGCCTATATTGTTTGCAGATGCAGATAGAATGGGTGGTGATCAACAATTTGATGAGATGTTGAAAAAGACTCCCACCATCATAGGTCAAATACCAGCAAATCAAACCAAAGGTAATCCTGTCCCCAGAGGTGTTGCAACGATAGGTGCGCCATGGCAGCCGTGGGTATACAACTATGAAGGTGCAGTTGGGCCAATAGAGTCATTTGCAAAATCAGCAATAGGTGTTGGTATGATGTTGATTGCACCAGAGGGTGATGGTGTGGTTCGTAGAATGCCTTTGGTGATTCAAATAGATGGACAACTATACCCATCGTTGTCTATGGAAATACTAAGAACAGCAGCTGGAGATGTCAGTTACCAAATGAAAATTGGTCAGGGTGGTATCGAAGCACTACGCATACCAAAATACAAAAAGATAATGACTGATGCGAATGGTGCGGTGTGGATTGATTTCAAATGGAAAACAAAAACCTATTCACTAAACAAATTAACAGAAGAAGAATTGTTTGGTGAGTTAAATTTTGCAGGGAAGATTGTTATTCTTTCACCAACTGCTTCTGGTATTGATAATCCAGTTGCAACTCCAGTGGGAGTTATTCAAAGTCATGATTTGATAGCTGCATCTATAACAACCATGATGACAGGAAGAAACATCACAAGGCCGTTCTGGACGGACTTAGCGGAGTTGTCAGTTACTTTAGTGCTATCATTGATACTAACTGCGGTAGTGTTAACACTAAACTGGTATTTCGGTGCAATACTTCTACCATTGTTTCTTGCAGGGTCTTACTATGGTAGTTCATACCTGTTTACTGAATACAGTTATCTAATAGATTGGTCTTATCCTATTCTCACTATGTTTGTGGTTTGGTCGATTGCAGCTTTCTTACGGTTCATGGAAGAATTTAGATTGCGTCAACAGATTAAGAAACAGTTCGAACATTACCTTGACCCAAGACAGGTTGCAATTTTACAGAAAAATCCAGAAGCATTGAAACTTGGGGGTGAACGTAGAGAAATGAGTTTCCTCTTTATGGACATTGTTGGGTTCACGCCCATATCAGAATATTACAAAAACAATGATGATCCAGAAGGATTGGTTGAATGTATCAATGACTACCTAGACCGTATGACTAAGATTGTCTTGGATAATGGGGGTACGGTAGACAAATACATGGGTGATTGTATCATGGCATTTTGGAACGCACCACTGGATTGTGAAAACCATGCAGAACTCGCAGTTCGTACCGCTATGGAGTGTGCGGTGGAGACTGAGAACCTAAAGGCTGCATGGAAGGAGAAAGGACTGCCAGAGATTAATATCGGTAGTGGCGTCAACACAGGAACGTGTATTGTGGGTAATATGGGCAGTACCACTAGATTTGACTATTCGGTTATCGGTGATGCAGTCAATCTGGCTGCAAGATTAGAGGCATCTACTCGTAATTACCACAAGAAAGATGGGGGTATTGTTAACACAATTTACTCGTCATATACCCAAGAACAGCTGCCAGATGACCTAAAAGGTGTCGAATTGGACAAAATTAAGGTCAAAGGTAAGAACGAATTGGTAACTATTTACAAACCTCTTTAGAAATCAATGACTTACGACCAGCGATAATGCTTGACAAATCCTGCCCTAACCCTTATAATAGTTATATAAGATGAAAAAAGAGGTGAATAAATGAGTAAAGTGATGAATTGGATGATGGACATGGAAGAGTACACTATTGATGCGGCTGAAATTGTACTTTCGGAAGTAGAAAATGTCACCAGTAAAGTGGCAATATTGTCAAGTGTGGTTGCACATGTGTCATCCCGAATGGATGTTGTTGACGAAAACTTCATAAAAGAGTATTTTGAAGCAAATATTGACGATTGGCGATTTGAGTTTAATTCTAAATATATCTAACAAACGCTTGACAAATCCTGCCCCAACCCTTATAATAGTTATATAAGATGAAAAAAGAGATAAAAACTATGAATGTTGTTTCAATTAATAAAGTTAAAATGTTTGACAAAATGTATGATGTTGTTGCAGATACAATAACCCTTGATAAATGGGTTCGATTGTACAGCGTTGAACGAGTTGCTGACCTTTTACCAAGTGATGCAATGGATACTTATAGAATGTGGTGTGATGACATTACTGAAATCCTAGTCAAAAATGAAGAGACTGATTTGAGTGAATACAGAATCAAATACTACTCTCTGTTGCATCGTGACTTGAAAGACTATAAAGAAGAGTGTGATTGGGAAATGGTTCGAAGCATGGAGTATGCAACGAAACTGAAAGAAAATTACGCACTCAAATCAATAGCTGCATAAATACTATTATGGACGCACTTACACACACTATTATAGCTACAAGTTGCATAGGTATTGCATTTGCAGTTGGGAGATATTTTCGCAATAATATTGCCGCTGAAAATATTGTTAGCATACTTCTTGATAGAATGGAAGAAGATGGTTTTATTAAGTGCAAATTAGATTCAAGCGGCGAAAAAGAATTAGTTAAAATCTCAGAAATTATTGCAGACCACACTAAAGGTACTTGACATTCTTCACTAATTTATGGTAAATTTATATTATGACTATGCATATGATGCCTGTATATTATACAACTAATAATACAAAAACTAAAAAGAAACCTATCAAAAACAAAAGAATTCTTGCTGCTCTTGCTGAGCGTGAGGACTATCTTCGTAAACAAGGGTGTCACCCTGACCAGCTCAAAAAGAAACCTAAGAAGTTTGTAGAATGGAAAGGTCATGATGTGTATCGCAGAGAGACAAAGTATATACCTAGTCTCAATTCTACTAGTGGTATAGATAGTTGTTCAAAGAAAGATAATACGGAACAATTAAAAGTGTCATCTAATTATACAATCGCACCAGCTTATAATAAAGGTGCATACCAAGTAATAACTAAAGAAAGTATAAAGGACATTGGAAGATGACTGAAGAAAAAGTAGAAATTGTTGAATTGAAAGAATATGAAAATGTTTCTAAAACCTCAACACCACTGAAATTTCAGCAACCATTTGTTTGGTATATGAAATGGGCATCTTCGATAGTGCTTATTATTGCAATGGTTATGACCACTAACAACATGTATCCCTACAACATGTATTTACAATGCATTGGTGTTGCTGGTTGGTTAGTTGTTTCAGTCATTTGGAATGATCGAGCATTGATAATTGTAAATGCAGTTGCGGTTGCAATTTTTCTAAATGGTATTTTTCAATATTTAGCAAAAGGATAAATCATGGTACGAAAGAAAATAAATGCTACTACGGACAACAGTAAATGGGAAGCACCTGTAAGAAAGAAGTTTCGTAAACCACGAAAACCTATGACTGATGAACAGAAGGCTGCAGCAGTTGAACGTCTTGCAAAGGCAAGAGCAATAAGAGCTGCAAAGAATCCTGATTATGGTCAAACTAATATACATGAAAGTTTACGTGACTTAAATGAAGACCATCAATTGCATCCTGATAAAGTCAAATTGTGGATTAAGACACAAAAGGATCTTGTGAAGGTTGCTCGGGCATCAGTCCGTCAGAAAATTAAAGGTTCGGAATCAAGACTTTCTAACCACGAAGGATATATTCGCAATATGCAAAGTTATCTAAAGAATGGTGATTGGGTAGATATGTTTTATGGTGAACACCAACAGGGCAAGATAAGACAAAGTTGTATTGCATTATCTTATTATTGGTATGGGCCAAAAAAAGGTCAACCAAACCGCACTCCAAATATATATTATCCTGATTTGGGTTGTGTGTGGACAACTGAAATGGAATTGGAGGGATAGTTTTTTGGAAGAAGAATCTAAAAGTGGAGAAGTTATTGAGGGCCCGTGGAAAAAACGGAGCATAAAACTTCCATCTGAAATCGAAGCAGAACTTGAAATAAAAAAAGAATTTGCTGAGGATTTGACTCAAGAGTTAATTGTTCATATGATTCAAATGTCTAATGATAATGGTATTGATGTATCAAATGAAACTTTCTCACATGATGTCGGTATCATAATTGAGTTTGCAAAGGGTATGGTATTTAGAGGAATGGGTTTAGAATATCCAACACAATATATTGTAGATACCTTTGTTGAAGTCGTTACTGATCCTGATGGAACTAGGCACACAGAAGTTGACTTGCAAGTTTTATTGCAAGCCAGCAAAATATTTTCGGATGATGAAGAATAATGATTTTAGTAGATATGAGCCAAATTTCAGTCGCAAATGTTATGATGCATTTGCATATGACTAAGGAAACTAAACCAGATGACAGCATGGTTCGTCATATGATTTTAAATTCGTTACGCATGTATCGCACTCGATTCAAATCAGAATTTGGAGAGTTGGTGTTGTGTTATGATTCCAAACATTATTGGAGGCGTGACTATTATCCAGAGTACAAAGCTTCTCGGAGAACCAGCAGAAAGAAATCAAACCATGATTGGGATGCTATTTTTGGTTGTCTTAATAAAATCAAAAAAGAATTCTCAGAGAATATGCCCTATAAATTTCTAGAGGTATATGGTGCAGAGGCTGATGATATCATTGGCGTTCTTAGTGCAGAATCTTCTGACGAAATTATGATATTGTCTGGTGATAAAGATTTTATTCAATTACAAAAGTATCCTAATGTGAAACAGTATAGTCCGATTACTAAAAAAATGGTAGGTGGAATGAATCCTGTTACATATCTTCAAGAACATATCTTCAAGGGTGATACCAGTGACGGCATACCTAACGTGCTGTCTCCAGATAATACATTCACTGATGGATTGAGACAACGACCGTTAGGTGCTAAAAAGATTTCATCTTGGATTGACAATAACATTGATGATGTTTTGCCTAATGATGAAGTGAAACGAAACTATCAAAGAAATAAAAACTTGATTGATTTAACATGTTGCCCAAAAGAATTGTCATCTGAGATACTACATATATATAAGGAAGCACCAGTTAATGACCGTAGTAAACTACTGAACTATTTTATTAAAACGAGGTTAAAAACTCTAACTGAATCTATAGGAGAATTTTAGAATGGATTTATTAATATCAGAAATTTTAGACAAAGTGTCTAAAGCAAAAACAAAACAAAACAAGGTTGCTCTATTAAAAGAGTATGACAGTCCAGCATTAAGAATGGTTGTCAAGTCATCATTTGATCCTAAAGTCACATGGGCATTACCAGATGGAGAAGTTCCTTTTAAAAGAAATGAAGCACCTGCTGGTACAGAACACAGCGTTCTTTCATATGAGTGTAGGAAACTATATCATTACATAGAGGGTGGAAATCCTAAGCTTAGTCAAATGAAAAGAGAATCAATGTTTGTTCAGTTGCTTGAGGGTTTACATGATACTGAAGCAGATGTTCTTATCGCAGCCAAAGATGGGTTATTGCATCAAGCATATAAAGGCTTATCAGCAAATGTTGTTAAGGAAGCTTTCAACTGGACTGATGAATACATGGTAGACGACCATGCAGTTTATCATCAAATGCCAGGCCCTGCAAATGGATAATTTAGGATGTCCGAAAATATAATATCATTAGCAGATTTAATTGAGCAAAGATTTCGTAAACAACAAGAGATAGACTACTACAGGGAAACTCTTATAAACTTAGAACGAAAGATTCGTGAATTAGATAAGGAAGTTGGCATTACCACTTTAATTATTGATATGATTGAAACAGAAAGGGTATTGACAAATGATGAAAAACTTGGTAGAATGTTACTATTAAATGATAAAAAAGTGAAGTAATGAATATATTTTATTTAGATAACAACCCTAAGATTGCAGCTCAAATGCACTGTGATAAACATGTTTGTAAAATGGTTATCGAGTATGCTCAACTTATGTCAACAGCTCATCGTGTACTTGACGGTACTCAATATTATGGTCTAACCAAGAATGGTAGAAAGATTAAACGCTGGAAATTAGAAGACAAAGTAATGGAAGATAGTCTAATGAAAGCATCACATGTCAATCACCCTTCAAACCTATGGGTTCGGGAATCTAAAACAAATTACAAATGGATATATTCTTTGTGGATTAAACTACTTGCAGAATATACACATCGTTATGGTAAAGAACATGCGTGTGAAGGTTACATAAATTTTCTCAAGGATTTGCCAACAAACATTCCTCACAATGATTTTATTGATCCACCTCAGTGTATGCCTGATTATTGTAAAGGTAACGATGCCGTTCTTGCGTATCAAAATTACTATATACTAGAAAAATCAAGCTTTGCAAAATGGAAAAGTAGAGCAATACCAGAGTGGTTCAATAATGAAGTATGAAGACGTTTGGCAAAAAGAAGTAGCAAGTATGCAATTACAGCTGTACAATGCCTACATTCGAATAAAAGAATTATCTAGTGAAAATAATAATTTAAAGAAATTAATAAAAGAATCACAATCGGAGATTGACTTTAATGCCAACATATAATTTTTATAATGAAGAGACTGAAGAAGAATTCGAAGGATTCATGAAAATTTCTGAACTTGATCAATATAAATTGGACAATCCTCATATTAAACAAAGACCAGTGCTAGTGGCTTTTGTTGGTGACCATATCAGCGCAACAGCAAAAAAGATTGATGGCGGTATGAATGAAAGGTTAGAACAGATTGCACATTCAAATCCTGGCTCTCCACTTGCAGATAGATATGGTGGTTCAACTAAATCAATTAAAGATGTTAAAACAAGAGAAGTTCTCAAAAAACATGGTGTTCTTAACAGGTTAACAAAATAGATTATAAATAGTAATGGTGCAGGCGAGAAATCACACTTCAGCACAGACGCACGGCGTTATGGAAGCTTGGAAGTCAATCCGCCTATGCACCAGAGGGGGGTCGATACCCTCTTGCCGAACTTGCAACGATTGTCGGCCTCCCTCATCTTTTTTAATTAGGATATAAAATGGCAAGTACAAAAAAAACTAAAGAAATAAACGCTAGCAATCTTGTAACAATAAAACCAATTACAGACAACCAGAAAATTGTTTTTGAATCTTGGAAGAAAGGTCAAAACCAATTTCTTTATGGAGCTGCTGGTACAGGTAAAACATTCTGTGCGATGTATCTCGCATTGCAAGATGTGATGGATTTGCAGACACCATACGAAAGAGTTGTATTGGTTCGTTCACTTATACCAACAAGAGAGATTGGGTTTTTGCCAGGCGATGAAGATGATAAGTCAGCATTGTATCAGATACCATATCAGAACATGGTGCAGTTTATGTTCGAACAACCTAACGAACAAGCATTTAACAATCTATACGATAGGTTAAAAGGTCAGAGTTCGTTACACTTTTTATCAACTTCTTTTCTAAGGGGGTTGACAATGGACAATGCAATTGTTATAGTAGATGAGTGTCAGAATATGAATTTTCATGAGCTGGATACTATCACGACCAGAATTGGCCAAGATGCAAAGATTGTATTCTGTGGTGATTTTGATCAGTCAGATTTACAAAAACAAAACGAAAGGAATGGTCTACACGATTTCTTTAGAATACTAGATGAGATGGAAGAATTTAATTGTGTAGAATTTACTATTGGGGATATTGTTCGGTCAGGATTTGTTCGGAGCTATCTCATTAATAAAATTAGACTTGGTTTTGGAAGCGAGTAAACCATATAAATGGTATACTGAGAATAAACCATACAAGAAAGGAATATATCCTATGTTAGAAATAAATTGTAACAACCCCGAATGTAACAATCCACTTTGTCAATGTGACCCATGCGAATGCACAGAAGACAAACCCTGCACATGTTGTGATTCAGTGCCTGAGTGATGGGAACATTTTTTTGGGTTATGATGGGAATAATATTAACTCTTTGGGGTTGGTGTATCTTTGAATGTAAAGCATTTAACAAAAGGTTTGAAAAATGAATTTAGAGTCTCTTAGAAGACAGTTAGAAATTGACGAAGGAGTCAAATATGAAATATATAATGATCATCTTGGTTACGCTACTTTTGGCGTGGGCCATTTGGTATTGGAAACCGATCCCGAATACGGTCGTCCAGTTGGCACAACCGTCAGTGAGTCCAGAGTTGTCGAAGTCTTTAAATTAGATTGTGAATCAGTATTGATAGACTGCATTACTTTATATCCAGATTTTTACGATTTACCAGAAGAAGTTCAACAGATAATTGCGAACATGATGTTCAATATGGGTAGAACTCGTTTGAGTAAATTTAAAGGAATGAAACGTGGTGTGGACGCAAAAGATTGGAACGCAGCTGCTGACGAGATGGTAGACAGCAGATGGTATCGACAGGTAACCAATCGAGCAAATAGATTAGTAAATCGAATGAGAGAAATTTAGGAGTAAAATTATTATGGAAGTTGATTATGCGTTAAACACGATATTCTTTTTGATATCAGGTGCAATGGTTATGTGGATGGCTGCAGGATTTACTGCACTTGAAGCAGGTTCAGTAAGAACCAAAAACGTCACAGAGATTTTAACTAAGAATGTAGCACTATTTGCAGTAGCATCTATTGCATTCCTGTTATGTGGCTATGAGATTATGTATGGGTGGAATGAACCAGAGACACATTCTATGTATGCTGATTTCTTCTTTCAAATGGTATTCGTTGCAACAGCAATGTCTGTTGTTTCGGGTGCAGTAGCAGAACGAAAGAAGTTGTGGTCATTCCTAATCTTCTCTGCTGTATTTACTGCACTCATTTATCCACTAGAAGGTGCATGGACATGGGGTGGTGGATTTCTAAGTGAACTGGGGTTCTTTGACTTTGCTGGTTCTGGTATTGTTCATATGGCTGGTGCTGCAGCTGCTCTTGCTGCCGTTATTATCATTGGGCCCCGTGATGGAAAATATGATAAGAATGGGAAACCGAAAAACATTTCTGGCTCAAATATGCCCCTTGTTGCACTAGGTACATTAATCCTATGGTTGGGTTGGTTCTTCTTTAATGGTGGTTCGCAACTAGCATTCTCTACTGTTATTGATGCACAGGCATTAGGTAAAATCTTTGTTAACACTAATATGGCTGCTGCTGGTGGCTTGTTAGGTGCAATGATTGTATCTAAACTTTGGACAAAACGAGTTGTTCTTAATGTAACACTAAATGGTGCATTGGCAGGATTGGTTGTTATTACTGCTGACCCCCTATCACCAAGTCCACAGATTGCGGTACTTTATGGTATGTTGGGTGGTGGGATAATTCCATTTGCTATGACTCTTATTGAAAAATGGGGTATTGATGATCCTGTTGGTGCTATTTCTGTACATGGTATTGCTGGTATAATCGGACTGCTACTAGTTCCTATCTTTAATGCAGATGCTACAATTGTAGCACAGGCAATCGGTATAGCAACTATCGCTGGATTCGTGTTCCTCGCCTCTCTTACTGTATGGTGGATATTACACAAGAGTATTGGTGTTCGTGTAGGTAAAGAAGAAGAGCAAGTTGGATCTGATATGTACGAAGGTACAGGGAATGCATATCCAGAATTTATGAAAAA